TAACGCAATTACTGCACCGCCTTTATACCCGTTAATAACTTCCGAAAACGTAAAGAAATCCATCTCAATACCCGCCATTATCGAAGTAATAGCACCCGAATAAGGTGGCGCCGGATAATAGTTAGCAGTTAAGTCCTTAGATTTCTCTATTTTTCTTTGTTTAGGTCTTTCGATATTATATTGAATACACTCTAAATCTTCGTCAGTTACATTCTTAATATTTTTCAATCTTTTGTAACCGGTCTTTTCAGCTGTTTGACTAGTTTTGCTCCAATCGTCCGAAATCTCAAAATAGTTTAACCCTTCCAAACATCTTACTAGTTCATAATCTAAAGGTAAAGCATACCATTTGTCGGTTAAAATATCTTTCTTCCAATGTATTGCGAAGGCATTAGAAATCTCGTTATCCTTTGCGATTATCTCTACTATCTCAGTTAAGGTAAATGCACTATTACCATTATCTTCAGCAGTTGGATCCGTAACAGTAATACCGCCCGCAGTTATGAATTTTGTTTTTTGGTCAATAATACCTTGGTGCACTGGGTTGTCGTAATATAATCCGTTAAGAAATTGAGGATAAAGATTGTCAATTCCCCACTTTACTTTTCCTTTAGCATCGACCTTCTCAGTCGGTAATGGCAAATTTGCTTCTCTAAATATTTGACGAATCATAAATTGGCGTATCTATTTGTGTATTGAAAGTTGGTGTTGCAACTTCCGTTTCTAATAATCTCATTTTTCCGTTTTCAACTAATAAACCTAGCGTGAAATCGGTACTTGTATTGTTCGGCATTTGATAAACTTCATAGCCGTAATCACCTACGAATTTGAAAGTAACATCTTCACCTTCTACTAATTCAAATAGGTTGTATCTTTGTGTGAAAGCTGAAATATCTTGTAAAAATAAAAGATATTCGTAATTATCTTCTTGGTCTAGTGTAAACCTAAACAGCCAATTTATCGGAAGGCTTGGATTTTCTAGTTCGCTTAGTGTCAGGCAAACTCTGTTCAATTGGTTCCTCTGTATTAATATCATTTGCCGTCTCTTTTGATTTTATAATACTTTTGATTTCTTCTGTTAACTCAACAAATCCGAGTCCTTTTATAAATGTTCTAGCCATGTTCAAAGAAATTAAAGGGGGCTAGTGAATCCAACCCCCTTGTTAAAATTATGGTGCTAATAAAGAAAAAACTAAAGTGCTTGAAATTTTACAAGCCTTTGTTTTCTCCTTGCCAGCGAATGTTAAAGTTGTTCCGTTCATATCTTCATATGCCGTTCCGGTTGCTCTTTCGTCAGAAACAACAGCTCCGTTTTCCATGAAAAACAATTCGTAAGTGTCATCGTTTAACTTTGCGATAATTGCGTGACGTCCTTTAGCCATTGCTTCTACGTCAGTAATCATAGATGCAGTATTTCCGTGTAGCATTACAGTCCCTGCTTGAGTTCGTGCGTATGCTCCATTCGTTCTTTCTCCTGCCTTAGTATCTGTAAAAGACGCCGTTTCAATTTCTATGTTGAAAGGGAATGCGTATTTACCCGTCTTTAACTCTATCGCTGTAACAGCTCCATCCTCAACCTCTAATGTGTTTGGAACGTAGTTACTTTCACCGCTACTATCCTTCACGGCGAATGCATAAAAAGTATCGACTCCACCAGGAGAGTCGCACACTTTATTATACCCGCTTGTTATCTCGCAACCCATGGTTATGCAAGAATTAATTTAGTGAAATATTTACCCCAAACGATTTGCGTTCCAAGTCTAAATGAAGCCTCAGCTTTCAATTTGTCGTTATAAGCATCGTACTTAATCTCTAAGTCCATATCTGCCTCATCATCAACACCCAAGAAAGCAAGTGATGTAGGAATAGCATACATAGCGTCTAAAGCGTTAAGCTCAGGCAATGTTACTACTTCAATACCCGTTAATGGCAACATGAAACGCATTGATGTTCCGCTAACCGGAATTTCAACTTGTGAATGAGGATTAGTGTCGTTCCATTGCTTCAAGATAAGTAAAGCCTCTTTTCTTCCGGTGTACAATCTTACAGCCATTCCGTTATCAAAGATTTCAGGATTGATTTTTGTAAACACTCCGTAAGCCAAATCGTAAGCATTCGAAGATGTTACCGCCGTTGCTGTTGAAGTGAAGTTAGCAACTGTAATATCACTTTCGATAAGATTTACGAGACCATCAAACAAAGCTAATTCAGGATCTAAACTTGACTCGTCACCTAAAACAACAACTCGCTGCGCTTTTCTTTGTAGCAATCTTGTAAGGTAAGCCATTAAGATAGTCTCAATTTCTGCCGGCAATTGTCCATTTTGAGCTTTAACGCCAAGAACGTTCAAAATCTGTGTCATTTTACCATTTAAGTCTTCGTTACAAAACTCGATACCAGCATACAACAAATGTGTAGTTAATGCTTTATCAGTAAATACAACTGAACCATCCGGAGTTGAAGAACATCCAACTTTAGCTTGTAAAGTAACGTCAGCATTCAATAACGCGATTTCCTTTGTTCCCTTAACACCTGACTCTAAAGTAAGTTCAGCAAGAAATTCCGAGTTACCTACTAGGTCGCTAGTTAAATTAGGTAGCGTGTTGTCAGTCCATGCCGGCAATCCGTCTACGTCGTAATCAAATTTCCCTTTCGCAGCTTTAGAAGCCTCAAATCGAGAAATCATTTCGTTCAAGTCAACCCCGAACTTTTCTTTAAATTGATTTTTTAAACTCATTTTTTTAGATTTAATATATTATTTACACTTAATTTTGATTCTACAGAACCGGTTTGTTTTGGATTAGCTCCGAACTTGTCGCCTTTCTTAATAGCATTCAACTCAGTTTTCAATGCTGCGTTTTCAGCTTCCAACTTTGCTTCAATTGCAGCAAATCTTTCGTTTGTCGCTTTAGCAAATTCAGCAACTCCTTGAGCTACTTCCGCTTTTAATTCTTCCACAGACATTTCTTCCTCAGGTAGAATCTTAGTAATTGTAGTTACAGCTCCCATTCCGTCAACTGTGATTACTACGATTCGTCCATCCTCTAAAGTTAGTTCGTGTTCTCCTTCGGGTGCTGGTACTTGTTCTCCTTCTAGCTCAATTGTTACAGCAACACCTTCTACTAATTCACCTTCCCAAGATACGACAACGCCATCTGCTGTTGTTGCACTTGCAAAAGTCAATTTCTTCGGACTAGCACCAAATGCCATGTCCCAAAATGATTGTTTTTTCATGTTAAATTTATTTGTTTTTAAATTAATTTGCTTTTTTTCAAATATTCCCTCTACACTAAATCCTCTAAACTTTCCGCTTTTCACTTCTTGCCATAAAGTCTCATCCTCCACGTAGTACGTTGCTATCCAAGTACCATCCCCTAAGTTCATGTGTTCAAATACTTCCGGAATATTAGGAAGTTTTGGATCCGAATTAGATGCGATGTAAGAATCTAGTAATGTAGCGCCCGAAACAACCTGACTTTGATCGTGCATTTTATTCACATTTTGAATAAATCCATTCTTAAAGAATTTCTTGCGGATAATATCAATTGTCGGGGCGTCAAAGATTACGTAATGTTCACCAATTTGCTTATCAAAACGAATGATTGGATAATCCGCAGCAATCATCACTCCGGTAACTAATCTTTTTTCGTCGTTAAAATTGTACTGAATTTTTTCATTCTTACCAAATGCAATAAATCCTTTCAAATGTGCGGGAACGTCAACAAATGCGTTGAAATCAACACCCGTTTCGTCATTCTCGTTAACTACTATTTTGTAATAATTTGCCATCTTATATATATTAGAGTAAAAACTTTGTTTTTTGTACGTTTTCTATCCGCCCATTGTCGCTAAACTTTCGACTTTATAGCTATTATTTTGTTGAGCTGTGATATCCGAATCTAAAACATAGACTTTTGTATTTGCTCCAGGTAGCCCACTTGTTAATGTTCCGGTCATTGGCTGAAAACCCGCCACGTTTGGTTCACTTGGATTCGGTACGCTTGGCGGCTCACTTGTTGGTGGTGGCGTTGTGCTTTCAAACTGAGTTGCCGCTATCTTTGCGATGTTTGCAAGTGACGTAACTCCCGCAAAAGCTAAAGATGCAATACCCGCTGGATTAGGAACGGGACCAATCGCAACCGGTGAAGCTGCCAAAGACGCTGTCATTGCTTTTCCCGCATCCATTATAGCACCGGCAAGTTGTAACGCTTTATTAATCTTAAATTGCTTACGTGCTAGCTTTTCTTCTTCCTTACTACCTTTCTCAACTTTACGCATCTTATTCGCAAATGCCATATCGGAAAGTTCTTGAATTGCATTAACTGATTTTTCCGCCCATTTGATTCCATCGTTTATAGAGTCTAAACGCATTATGCGCTCTTTCTCCGCTTGTTCTTCGTTTAGCTTATCAATTTTAGCTTTGTACTCAGCTTCGATTTTAAAGAGTTCACCGGATGTAATTTCTTTATTTTTTTTCGCCTCTTCAAGTTCAAGTAATGCAAGCTCTTTTTTTAGTTCTGTTTCCGCTGCAAAATCATCTTCAATTTGAATAAGTTTACCTTCAAGTTCTGCCTTCTTTGACTTAAATAAATCATCCGAAAGTTTTTTATCAGCTAGTAATTTTTTATCATTTGCTTCTTTTGTCTTAGCATCTAAAGCGTCGTTATCTGTTTTGTCCTGAGCTTCCATTAATTTAAACAAATCGGATGCTTGCTTAAGTTTTAATTGCTTTTCTAACTCAGTATTTTTACCGTACTTTTTTTGTAGTTCGGCTAGTTCACGTTCATTCGCTAAACCCATTGCAGCAATAGCGCGTTCATTTTCGTTTACAATATTCGCGATTACCAGGTCTTGCATTGTCTTAGCATACTCGGCTTTTCGTTCATCTTCCTTAACTCTAGCTGCTAAACGTTTCTCGCCTGCTGCCTTCGCTTTGTCTGCTGCTTCTTGGTCGTCCTTTTCTTCGCGGTCTTTAATATCGTTGGCAGTCTTAGTTTTTTGATATTTCAAATCTACTCCATACTGCCCTTCTTGACCTATTAAGTCTTTGTATTTTGCCCTATGTTCGTTAATTTCTTCCCTAGTTGCTTTAGCTAGTTCGTAATTACCATATTTTAAAGCCTTACGATAATTTTCATTTTTCTTATCAATTGCTTCTTTTTCTAGAGTTACATTTGCTTTTCTTGCAGCTTCCGATTCTTTAAGTCTTTCAATCTCTAATTTGCCTAATTCCTCTAAACTAGCGCCCTCTTCGGTACGTTGGCGAATAAGATTATCAATTCCTTTTAATCGCGCCTGACTAACTCGGTCAATTGCTTCTTTCTGTTTGTCGTATGCCTTAGTTAACTCTTCCGATACTTTCTTTGAATTATCCTCCGCATCCGCCATGTTGTACAAGTAAGCAGCAAGCGAAATTAATGCCGCAACAATAGCTAAAATCCATCCTATAATTGGAATGTTTTTTATAGCAAGTCCTAAACTTTGCATTGCAACCGTAGTTGAACCAACAGCTAAAGTATACATCCATTGTGCTGCAGCCATAGCAATAGTTTGACCTTTGCGTAATAAGTTCATCAATGAAGATTCTTTCTCCAATGCCAAGCGTATTGTTTCAACTCCATTTAAAACGGTTGTAACTGCCATTAATTTCTGTAATGACTTTTGCAAATCTTCACTTTCGCTTCCGGTCAATGCCATCATTCCCTCGACAACACCATAGCCAGCAGCAACCGCACCGCCTAATTGCAACGCACCTTGTAGATTCTTACCATCGTGTGCTAAGTTTGCAACCTCAGCTTTTAAGTCGCCTATTTTATCCTGGAGTTCTGCAGCCTCTTTTAACGCAGCTTGCCCAATAGGGCTTTCCCTTCCCGCAGCAAGCGCAATACTCATGTACTCTTTTACGGCTTGCGTGCTTTGTCGCATTGTTAAGTTACCCGCTTCAACTTTCTTATTGAGTGCTTCAAATTGTGCAGCTGTATCTCCACCTACTTTTTTAGAATCGGTGTTAATATTTTTTAATTCTTCATCAATTTTCTTTAAATCTTCTGCGGAATTACCCGTATCGACTCCAACCTTAAAAATTATTTCTTCTGCCATTATGGATAAATTTCAATTATTACACTATTCTCATTCAATATGCCATCCGTCAATGCGCCACCTTTAAACGTTCTAATCTCTATCTTCGACGTGGTCTTTCTGTAGATTCTAGT